CTGATCAGGGTATAAAATCTTTACTGCGTCTTCAAATTTCATGCTGTTCTCCAATTAATTACAAATCCACTAGTGTCTGTCTTAGCATCACCTTTAGCTTTCAATCCTACCACAACACGCTTGTTTCCGTCAAGGAATCTCATGTCTGTCTTATCACCATCAATGACACGCAAACCTTTGAAAGTCTTAGGTAATCCTTCTTTGAATACAACTGCTACATTGTATTTAATACTGTCAAAGTAATCTGCATACTTCTTGTTAGCTTCTGAGTATGACCAAGTCAGATGATAGTTAGGTATATGTGATACTTTACGATTAGGTATCTTTGTGTAGTCATACCATTGTACTTCTGGAAACATTTGAAATATGTTTTGACCACACTCAACCTCAATAGTTTCCCATTGAATATCAGACGTTCCGTTTAATCTAATAGCAGGCTTTTTACCTTTACGTGTACAGTAACCTATAAACTTGATAACATCTAATACTAATAGTGCCATAAACTGTGGTCTGTCATTTAAAAACAAAGCAGTCTTACGTTCTCTAGCTTTGTGTATGCTAGGAAATACTCTAGCCATACCTGCATTATCAAGACAAGGTGCTTTACATTTAGCAACTACTTGAAATGGACATATCTTAGTATTTATAGGTCTTAAGTGCATAATAGTAGATATGTAATCACTTAACTCATTGTTACCTTTAGCAACTTTAGGATTGCTGTCAGGTGCTGATAATAACTTAAACATTTGTTTACTCCCAAGCTGTGAATGACATAGAAGGTTGATACGTTATACCTTCTGCTACCCAATCAATTCGTTCTTCTAAAATATCTTCAACCCATAGTTCAGCGTCTGTGCTATCACCTTCTTCACCAACACCTAATACTAAAGCTTTGCCTGCTAAAGGCTGACCACATAGTTTAAAGTATCTTTGGTTTTCAACAAACAAACCTTCATCATCTACAAAAACAGTATGATCATCTATACTGTAAACTGCATCAATAAGCTGACACTCACATAAAGTATAGATTTGTTTTAGTGTGTTGTCTTTTTCTAATGTAACTTGTTTAATAGTTTGGTCGAACGGATTAATAAGATAACCTTTCATAAGGTACTCCTTTGTTAGTGTATTAAAAGATAAGGGAACAATGTTTATCACAGTAGCTAACTGTCTAGACTATTTGATTACACACATTAGTCGTCAGATTTATATGTGAAACCCTCTTAAAAAAGTAGTTTTCTAGTTCCGAAGTAACTACTAACTCCTCCAACAGCAACATAACCATCGGTTTTTATAGTGTCTGTCACCACTAGTAGATGCGCTTTTATAGTCACCCTAACAACTCTACATTACATTGTTAGGCAGACTCACAGAGCAAGCTATGGTGGAACAGTCTCGAAGACTGGGTAATAAAGCTTGTTGCTTTTTTTAACTAAAGATAGCATTTACAAGACGATTGCCTGTATCAGCTTCTCTGACAGCTCTAAAGCAAGGCTGTATATCACAAACAATGGGCATCTCAAGGATTTGCATTGTAGGATTTACTTTACCAAGACCAACAGTAGCTTTAAAACTAAGCTGTCTGTTACGTTTTGGTGTAGCTTTAGGAATGTACACAGAAGTTCTGTCTTTGTGGTAAGCATGAAAGGTATCTCCTGATGAGTAACCTTGTCTGTTCTTGTGAGAACGAACTCGTATAATGCTTGCTCCAATTCTAGAACCTTCAAACCATAAGTTCTGTACTGATAAAGGTGCTTCTTTAATTGAAGTTGTAGTATCACTACCTCGTGCTGAATAAGTGATAAAGTTTTTGTGTTTATTGTGAGCCATAATAGCCCTCCTCATTAAGTAATGTTAAATTATAGTCAGCAAGTGCCGACCAACAAATTCTGGCAGATGCCGAGAAGTTTGTCAAGTGGTTACGTGCGCAATTAAACTTAGTAGTTTTTCATATCTATATCTCCTCTTTTAATACCAGAAACTTTCTTATCTAATTCGTCAGTATCTTCAGCTCCTTCCCAAATATCATAAGCTTCCTCTTCAGGATTAGGTAAACTCTCTGCATACTTTAAAGTTTCTAAAACTTCTTTAGGACTTTGATAACTCTGAACATCATCACCTTTATGTTTATGAAAAGGATGGGTGTCTTTATAAAAGATAGCTGTTTCAGCATTACGACAATCCTTTGTGTATACATCATCATTTAGTTTAAGATTTTTATTTGAACAGTAATGATACTGACCAAACTGTACAGATACAGTATAGCCATTCTCAAATGTAATCTGAAAACCTTGACCACCTTGAATACTAAAGTTACTGTGATTGAATCTACTCATGATACCTCCTTAGGTAATAGTTGAACATTCCAAATGTATTTGTCATATGTATGACACCAAGTTCTAAAGACATAAAAGCTTTTAGAACGATTCTCAAATAAAAACACTTTGTCTTTATAAGCAAGACTCCTGTTCTTACACTTTACTTTAAAAGAACTTAAGTGTTTCTGAGCCATCTCGAAACTTAGAAATTGTTTAATCATAATTATTCTACCTTTAAAATTAAATCATCTTTCATGGTTACCTTTGCAAAGAACTCTCTACCACCACCTAAAAGATGAGGTCTTCTAGCACCTACAAATGTACCATTTGATTTATACTCAGGACCAAATATAGAAGTTTCTTGGTATTGTAAAGGTTGTCCAATACATTCTTTCATTTGTTTCTTACTATCATAACCTGTTAATAACATCATACATCACCTCTCTATAATAAATTTAACTGCCTCTTGTCTTGATACTGCTCTGTTCTTAGACAACGATAATAATACTATATGTTCTCTGAACAAGTCAAGTATCGATTGATGTTCCTTCCCAGTCCAGAATTGTTTCTCTGGATGCTTGTCTTGAAACCAAACTACAAAGTCCATTGTTGCGCCTATCTCTTCATGGCTTTCACCATAGTCGAGTGCAATTTTCTTATCCTCTTCTTCTTCGGTCATAAGCTTACCTCCTTAGGTAAGAATTTTATTTAAGCCCAGCAAGGGCTGGGTGCAACCAGTTTACCACCGAAGTCGGTTTTGTCAAGAGGTTCCACGCACGAATAACAATAGCCGAAGACACTAATTAAAATAATAATTACGCAAAACACTTGACACGATATAAGGATTACCTGTATAATCTACGGAGATTAAAAAGGTTATATGTTTGGAGTTGAGGTATTTAGTGGTAGTTGCTTGAAAACTTCTAAAACTTCTAAAACTTAATAATATTCTGGGTAAATTTTAAATGAAAAATAAGTTATCCACAAGTTATACATACTTATACACAAGGAATAGACAAGTTACTAACAGCAACTCGTTCAGTACTCAGGCGGTTTTTACAAGGCGTTATTAACTCATATAATTAAATTTAGGTATGGGTATGGTCATATAAAGAGCTGAGTTTATCTCAGTTATAAATGCCCACCCGAATTTTCCAGTTCTCTTCAGGTATGAATTGTATGTTTGTGAATGCAAACTTTGACAAGAAGACATATGAGACCTGGAAAATTCTTAAAATGAATCTGCTCTAATTTAAACATAAAAAAAGCTCCCTTTAATTAAAAAGAGAGCTTAATTAGTAACTAAATCTTATAATTTAGTTGCAACAACCTTTAAAAACATATCAACTGGAGTCTTTTCTTGATTATGTTCCTTAAAAGATTTAGTTACTTTAACCATAATTCTTTTAGGAAGAGCTTTAGAATTATCCTCAAAATATGCTTGGCAAGCATCAGAATCAAATTTCTTATCATCTAAAAGAACTTTAGAAACTCTAGCTTTAATTCTATTATTGAAAGATTTTTTCATTGATTCTGACTCATTTTCACGAGGGTCAGATTCGAAAACCTTCTGAATAAAGCTTTCTAATGTGAAATTTGCTACACAATATGCTTGCTTTCTAGTGCAAGGTCTTCCTGACATTTTGTTAGCGTTAAATCCGGCAGACTTGTCTGCATTTTTTGTTACAATGAAATCACTTAATGTTTTCATGTTTATTTACCTTTATAGGTTAGTTGAAGTTCTTCAATTTGAGATTGAAGCCGTTTAAAATCAGAAGCTGATGAGCATCTGAATCCTGCGATTAAAAAGTTTTTAAGCAAATAAGCCTTAATAACTTCTTGAACCATAGAATAAGTAGGAATTACTACTGTTTCGTTGTTAGAAAATGTTATTAGAATTTCTCTCATGTTATATTCCTTTGCGATTTAAAAGAACAATACAAAACATCAAGGATTTTAATATGCAAATGCTTGAAATTGAAGAGCTTTACCTCAATTTTTTTACATTTTGTGCTTTTTAAAATGTGAAACATTTGCATATTACAATACTATGTTATCGTTAACTAGAAAAACTTTAAAACTTTAAATGTTTTTTCTAGTTTTGTTCTGGAATCGCAAAGGAATTAACCTTGAGGGAATTATAATTATCAGTTTCTTAGAACGAAACAGTACTAATTCTGTAGTTATTGTAAGGTTCAAGAAGTTTGTTATGATTATTTGCTTAAAACCAAACAATCGCAGAAGTATTCAGATGCTCATCAGATAATGATATTTTAAACAGGCTTTACATATCAAATGAATCTTTTTACTTCACAAACTTCTAAAGTAAATAAACATGAAAACTGCTTTTTAAGTGATTTCATTGTATCAAAAAATAGGCGGAGGTTTAATTTAACACTAACAAAATGTGGAAGACCTAAGCTGAAACAAAGCAAGCTTATTGTCCCAAGCAAATCTTTACTTAGAAAGCTCGGTTAGGTTTTCTAATATGTCCTCGTACTGTAATGAGCCAGAAGCTTGCGATAATTTTTTATTACAGCTTTAGAAGATTTAGAAGTTACAAAGTATTTTAAAGATTTCTTTAAGATTCTGATGCTTGCCAAGCCTATGAAAAAGATTCTAAAGCTAATATAGTAGAATTATGGTAATTTGAGAAATCTTTAATTGAAATAATTAAGAACTGTAAAGAGTTGTAGTTTACAAAGGCTGTAATATAAAAAATTATTGTTTCAGCTAATTAAGCTATCAATAAAAAAAGGGAGCTACTGATAGGTGGTATCTGATGAGCAGATTCCTTTTAGTGGGTGGGCAGAAGACCATACCCATACCACTATATATCTATGTACTGATCATACATTTTTAGAAGTTTTAGTAGTTAACCAGATCTAACTGGTATATCTGCGCCTATTAAAGACTCCATAGACTACATATGTGACCTGCTCGGCACATAAGTTATTATATAGTTAATTTTTAAGTTTGTCAAGGGCTATAGAAAATAAAGTTGACAAAACTTCTATATGGCTATATACTTTAATGATGTCTTTCACAAACACTATAGAGATTTTAAAAGAATGTCAGTACTACCAAGCACAAACAATAAACAAACTAGAAGCCTAACTGAAAAGCAACAAGCATTTCTAGAACATTTAGTAGATACACAAGGAGATTCTAAGAAAGCAGCAAATCTAGCAGGCTATACTGGACACTATTCTCAAATAGTAAAGGCTTTAAAAACAGAGATACTAGAAATAACACAAGAGATCTTAGCAAACTCTGCACCTAAAGCAGCTTTTAAGGTTGTAGAAATTATGGAAGCAGACCGACCAGTAATACAAGCTAATAATAAGTTAGCTGCTGCCACTACTTTACTTGATAGAGTAGGAGTTTCTAAAGTAGATAAGTTAGATGTAACTCATAAAGCAGCAGGAGGTATATTTCTTATGCCTGATAAAGCACCAATGGAAGCAGTAAAAACAGAATACACAGAGATAAGAGGAGAAGAGTAATATGGACATAATAATTATGGTAGGTTTTGCAGTTCTAGTAGCTGCTATCGTAGTAAAAAGAAAGAAACCTGAATTATGGGCAAAAGTTGTGGAGAAGTTTAGTAAATGGAGTTAAGTTTAATACCAGACGGTTATATTAAAAGAAAAACATCTACTATTCCTTTTGGTTATGAAATAGATAAAAACATAGCAGGTTATTTAAAACCAAACCACGAAGAAGTAGATCTTTTAAAAGAAGTATCAGAATCTGTTTACGCAGGAGAAATAAGTTTAGGTGTCGGTGTAGACTGGTTAGAGTATAAAACTGGTAAAAGTATGAGTAGAGCAGGCTTAAAAAAGCATGTAGACAAAGTATATGGTAGAAAAAAATAAAAAATACTTGACAGATTCTAAAGGGAACTATATACTTAAGAAGGATGGTTCACCTAGATTAAAAGCAGGTAGACCTAAAAACTCAGAACTTTCTGCAGACAAAGCAGCACTACAAGCTGAAAGAAAGTTAAAAAGAAAAGCAGTAAAAGCTAAAAAGCTAACAAGGAAGTTAGCTAAAGTTAAAAAAGAACTTGACAAAGAAACAAAAGTTCTAACTTCTAATGTTATAACGGAAGAAGAAAGTAAAGATCTTCCTGATGCAATACAAGAACATTTAGATAGTACAGGTTCGTATGTGGCTTTCATGCCTAATGACGGACCTCAAACAGATTTTTTAGCTGCACCAGAAAAAGATGTTTTATATGGTGGAGCTGCAGGAGGTGGTAAAAGTTTTGCAATGTTAATTGATCCATTGCGCTCTTGTCACAATCCTGTACACAGAGCATTGATACTTAGAAGGTCAATGCCTGAATTAAGAGAATTAATTGATAAGTCAAGAGAACTTTATCCGAAAGCATTTCCGGGCGCAAAGTTTAGAGAAGTAGAAAAACTCTGGAACTTTCCAAGCGGAGCAAAGATAGAGTTTGGCTTCTTAGAAAAAGATGCAGATGTATATCGTTATCAAGGTCAAGCATATAGTTGGATAGGCTTTGACGAAATAACACACTTACCAACAGAGTTTGGTTGGAACTATTTAGCATCACGACTAAGAACAACAGATCCTGACTTACAGACTTATTTAAGATGTACGGCAAATCCGGGAGGCATTGGCGCACATTGGGTAAAGAAAAGATATGTAGAAGCTTTTGAGTATAACAAATCTTTTGTAGGTAAAGATGGTTTAACTAGGAAATTTATTCCTGCTAGACTTCAAGATAATCCTTACTTATCAGAAGATGGTGAATATGAAAGAATGCTTTCTTCTTTACCTGCTGTTCAACGTAAACAATTACTTGAAGGTAATTGGGATATTGCGGAAGGAGCAGCGTTTGCAGAGTTTGAAACAGAAAACCATGTTGTAACACCTTTTGATATACCGTCTTGGTGGGAAAGATTTAAAGGAGTTGATTATGGTTATGCTGCAGAAAGTTGTTGTTTGTGGGCTGCTGTTGATCCTGAAGACAAGACCATTATTATATATAGAGAACTATACCAAAAAGGTCTAACAGGTTTAGCATTGGCTTCCAAAATAACAGAAATGGAACAGCACGAAATACGCTCTATATATGGAGTATTAGATACAGCAGCTTGGGCTAGGACAGGTTATTCAGGTCCTACTATTGGTGAAATCCTTACTCAAAAAGGACATAAGCTAAGAAGAGCTGATAAAAATAGAATAGCAGGAAAAGTACAGATACACGAATATCTTAGAAAAAGTGCAAGCACAGGTAGACCTAAATTACAAATATTTAACTCTTGTCAAAATTTAATTAGAGAGCTACAAAGTTTGCCTTTATCTAAAACTAATTCTGAAGACGTAGATACTAAAGCTTCAGACCATGCTTACGATGCGTTGCGATATATGTTAATGAGCAGACCTAGATTAGATCATCCTTATGATAGGATGCTAAAGATAAAAACGGATATCTACCAACCTGCTGACTCAACATTTGGATATTAGTACATGGCAGAAAATGAAAATACTTTCTTGTCAGCCAACAACATTTACGAAGATGTTGAAGGTGAAGCAGGTAAGACTTTAAAATTAGAATTAGACCAACGTACTAATTTAGTTGGTATTGTAGAAGATCGTTTTCTTGCTGCAGAAGACGCACGCAGCGTTGACGAACAACGTTGGCTAACAGCATATGAAAACTATCGTGGTCTTTATAAAAAGAATGTTAAGTTTAGAGAGTCTGAAAAATCTAGAGTCTTTGTAAAAGTTACGAAAACAAAAGTACTTGCTGCTTTTGGTCAGCTTGTAGATGTTATATTTGGAACTGGTAAGTTTCCTATAGGTATAGCAGAAACTAAAATACCTGAAGGTGAAAAAGCTAATGCTTATTTAGATACTCAAAACCCATCACCAAATATAGAAATACCTGATAACATAGGTAATAGACTCGAAGATCCTCCGCAAGAAAATCCTTATGATGTAGGATATGAAGGAGATGGTCGTACTCTTAAAGCAGGAGCTACTTTTGGTAGTGGAATGTTTGAAGATAGTATTGAAGATCAAGCTGAAGAAAAAGGATTTTTGGTAGAAGGACAAGCTCCGACACCTCAGATGCCTGAAATTTCTCCTGCACAAAGAGCTGCTAGACGCATGGAAAAATTAGTTCATGATCAAATAGAAGAGTCTAACGGATCATCAGAAATACGAAATGCTTTACTTGAAGCTTCTCTGCTTGGTACAGGTATTGTTAAAGGTCCTTTTAATTTTAATAAGAAATTACATAAGTGGGATACAGACGAAGAAGGTAATCGATCTTATAATCCTTTAGAAGTTAAAGTACCAAGAATAGAATTTGTAAGTTGTTGGGATTTCTATCCTGATCCTGCAGCTACTAATATAGAAGAGTGTGAATACGTTATCCATCGACATAAGATGAACCGTAGTCAACTCCGACAACTTCGTAACATGCCTTACTTTGATAAAGATGCTATTCGTGAATGTTTACAGATGGGTCCGAACTACGAAGAAAAACATTTTGAAAATGAATTAAAAGACAATAATACTACAGAAGAAGAGTATAGCTCTAACTACGAAGTTCTCGAATATTGGGGAATTATGGATGCCGAGTATGCTAGAGAAGTAGGAATAGAACTAGGTGAAGAAGTAGATGATCTAGATGAAGTACAGATTAATGCTTGGGTTACAGGTGGTAAACTGTTAAGAGCAGTTATTAATCCGTTTACACCTTATCGTATTCCTTACAATGCTTTCCCTTATGAAAGAAACCCATACAACTTCTTTGGTATTGGTGTTGCTGAGAACATGAATGATTCTCAACAGATTATGAACGGACACGCTAGAATGGCTATAGATAACTTAGCTCTAGCAGGTTCTATTGTTTTTGATGTAGATGAGTCTGCTTTAGTCGGTGGACAATCAATGGAAATATATCCCGGAAAAATATTCCGTAGACAGTCTGGGATGCCCGGACAATCTATATATGGTTTAAAGTTTCCTAATACAGCACAAGAAAATATGATGATGTTTGATAAGTTTAGACAACTTGCAGACGAACAAACTGGAATACCTAGTTACAGTCACGGACAAACAGGTGTTCAAAGTATGACAAGAACAGCTTCTGGTATGTCAATGCTATTAGGTGCTTCTAGTTTAAATATAAAAACAGTTGTTAAAAACCTAGATGATTTTTTATTGAAGCCTTTAGGTGAATCATACTTTCAATGGAATATGCAATTCTTAGAAGATTCTATAGATGTGAAAGGTGATTTAGAAGTTAAAGCTACTGGAACAAATAGCTTGATGCAAAAAGAAGTACGAAGTCAAAGACTAACTATGTTTTTACAAACTGCACAAAGTCCTGCTATTGCTCCGTTTGTTAAGATTTCTAAACTTGTAAGTGAACTAGCCTATAGCTTAGATTTAGATCCAGATGAAATACTCAACGATCCTGAAGAAGCAGCTATCATGGCTCAGATAATAGGAATGCAAAATGCTCAACAAGAAACAAGCCCAGAAACTCAACCCGATAGTCAACAGCAAACAATGGGAAGCATTGGAGGAATACCTCAACCACCTCAAGACATTGGAGTTACAGGCACTGGTGGTGGCAACATCGGAACAGGAAATATTCCGCAGTCAGGGGAAGATCAATTCTCTGGTACGCTTAGAGAACCTGCCTAGCGTAGTCAGACAAACACTTAAAGAGAGATAATATGGCAAAGAAAAAAGAATTTCCAGACCTTAATAAAGACGGTGAAACAACTTTTGCTGATGTACTTATAGGTAGAGGAGTTAGAGAAAGAAAAGCTGTCGGTGGTGTTTTAGCAAAAGCTACAAAAAAAGCTATGTCTAAATCTACTAAAAGAAAAATTGCAAACGAATCTGGTTTAACAAATAAAGATGAAATTAAATTAGATAGAATGAAAGAAGATTTAGTAAAAGCTGAAAGAGATTTACAAGATTTAAAAAAAACTGCAGTTGACGATAGTCAAATTGATAAAGAAGATTTTTTAGAATCATATATAGATGAATTAGAAACTGACATAAAAATGTTAGAGGAAGGTGTTTCAGAAGAAGAAGCAAGAGGTTTATTAGCAAAAGGCGGAAAAGTAATGAAGCCTGCTAAGACTCGTTACACTTATGCGGAAGGTAAAGAAGTAGACAAACAAATGGTAGGTCTAGGTATTTCCGTATCTCCAATAACTGCAGAGATGGAGTCAGATAAAGAAATGGAAGATGGATATGTAGACTTTATCGTAGAACAATCTCTTTCTCCAGAAGAACAAAAATTTTTAATGGATAAATTAGAGTCTGAACCAGAACTTAGTGTCGTATTTGACAAAGTTATGGACACAGCAACAGAATTCGCAGGATCAGGACCAGTTGAAGGTCCGGGTTCTGGAGTCTCCGATTCGATACCTGCAAGGTTATCGGATGGTGAGTTTGTTTTTACTGCAAAAGCAACAGAGCAAATAGGCGCAGACAGATTACAAAGTATGATGAAAGATGCTGAAATGCAAGCTGATGCAGGAAGACAAGAAATGCAAGAAGGTGGTGAAGTAGAAGAAACTAAAGTTGATAGATTTGGAAAGCCTGTTGATAAAGACATAGCTGAAGATGAAATTAAAAAAGGTATGATGTCTACTAACCCACGTTTGCAATAACGATAAAGCCACCTTAGTTTACTAAGCCCTTTATCATAACATAAACCGAAAGGCTACCTTTACAAAAAACAAACCCTGCATAAGTCGACATTAGCAGCCACTTTGTTGAGAAAGCCCTGAGTAGGAGTAAGAAATGGCAACACAAGCAAAAAAAGCAAACCCTTATAACGCTGATAAAGATTGGCATAACAAGAAAGATAAGCCGTTTGTATCTGCTGACGGTGCATTCTTTGAAGAACCTCAATCAAAAGTTGAATCTTCGGAAGAACCAAAGCAAAGTAAAAAGGAAACGAAAAGTTCACCTGATTACAAAAAAAGATATGATGATTTAAAATCACATTACGATTCTAAACTTAACGAGTTTAAATCTAGAGAACAAGAACTTTTAGAACAGGCAGCTAAAAATATGCCTGAGTATAAAGCTCCAAAGTCTCCAGAAGAACTAGAAAAGTTTAGAGAACAATATCCAGATGTTTACGAAGTAGTTGAAACTGTAGCACACATGCAAAGTTCTGAAAAGACTAAAACTTTAGAAGAACGATTAGCACGGTTACAAGAACGTGAAACAGAATTAATTGCTAAAGAAGCACATTCTAAATTGACACAGAATCATCCTGATTTTGAAGATATTAGAAATAGTGATGAGTTTCATAGTTGGGCTAAATCTCAACCTGAATCAATTCAAGATTGGATATATAAAAATTCTAATGATGGTGATCTCGCAAGTCGTGCTTTAGATTTATATAAAAGAGATATGGGTATAGCTAAAACAGCTCGTAAGCCTAAAACTCAAAAGTCCAATAAATCTGCTGCTGATATGGTTTCAACTAAAACAACAGCCGTTGAACCACAGCAAGAAAAAATTTGGACTGAAAGGGAAATAGCTGCAATGTCTATTCAAGATTTTGACAAGTACGAAGAAGAAATCGGAAAAGCAATTCACGAAGGCAGAGTAGTTAAATAAAAACTAACTTTTAATTTGATAAAATAATGGAGAAGTAAAATGGCTTATAACCAATCAGATCAGTACTTTGAACCAAGTACCGATACTAACGCTAACTTTGCGAACTCCGTAAGTGGTCAAAATAATTCGTTTTTCCTTCCTGCAGTCTACTCTAAAAAGGTTCTTAACTTCTTTAGAAAGGCTTCGGTTGTAGAAGCGATCACCAACACAGATTACGCTGGTGAGATTGCCGCTTTCGGAGATTCCGTAAAGATTATAAAAGAACCTGAAATCACTGTGTACCAGTACGAACGTGGTGCAGACGTTACAGCAACTAAATTAACTGATCAAGAGTTGACTCTTGTAGTTGATACAGCTAACGCATTTAAATTCATCGTTGATGATATTGAAACTTCAATGTCTCATGTGAACTTTAAAGAAGTAGCTAGTTCATCTGCAGCATACGCTCTTCGTGATGCTTATGATGAAGGTGTAATTGCTACTATGTTCTCAGGTGTATCTGCATCAAGTCCTAACCACATTCTTGGTTCTGACAACGCTACTGACCTAGCAGCAGGCACATTTGATGGAACTGGTAATCTTGACATCGGTTTTGCATCAAGTGAACACGATCCTATTGACGTATTATCACATATGGCTCGTTTGCTTGACGAACAGAACATTCCAGAAGAAGGTAGATGGTTCTTAGCATCACCTGATTTCTACGAAGTTCTTGCAAGTTCATCGTCAAAACTTTTGTCTGTTGATTACAACGCAGGTCAAGGTTCTATTAGAAATGGTCTAGTCTCAAGTGGGAAACTGCGTGGATTCGACATGTACAAATCAAACAACATTGCAAGCACAACTAATGCTGCTGGCAAATGTATTGCTGGTCACATGTCTTCTACAGCTACTGCTCAGACTATAACAAGTACTGAAGTAATCAGAGATCCTGATAGCTTTGGTGACATCGTACGAGGACTCCATGTTTATGGTGGAAAAGTACTACGTCCTGAAGCCTTAGTTTCTGCTTTCTACGGTATTGACTAAACAGATTTGGGAGGTGTAAAAGCCTCCCTTTCTTTTTTAGAGTACAAATTTTATTAACACTAACTTATCTTTTAAAGATAAAGGAGACACAAAATGTCAAACCCAGTATTTAAAGTAAGAGATACAGGGCGCAACTCAGCTAGAACAGTCGATGTTGGGAAAATTGCTGACAACATATGTACTTCGTGGACTTCAGCTACAACAGGAACTATTGCAGTTACTGCTGACGCTACTTACGATGTTTCATTTACACAACCAGCCGATACTATTATCAGAAATCTTATTGCCATTCCAGCAGGTAACATTGTTACAGCAGGAGCTTCAGGCGATGATGTTGATTTTGATTTAGGTACTGCAGCAGGTGGTGGTCAAATTATTGATGAAAAAGCTATCTTAGATGATGGTGGATCAGCAGTAACTTGGACAGCAAACGCACCTTTGTATATTATTCAAGACTCACACGGACACGCAGCTAACGCTTTTGTAGGAACAGGAGTAACAGCAGGTGTTGTAGGAGGACCAGCAACTTCAGAAGCTATTGTTATAGCATCTACGTTGTATAGTGCTTCTGCTCGTACACTATATGCTCGTCTTAAGCCACTAGCAAATAACCTTGCTACGGCAGCTACAACAGTTACTTACTTAGTCGAGTTTTTACATCTCGGTTCAACCCCTGATTAAAAATGCCACAAATAGGTAACGATAAAAATCCTATGATCCTAAACGGCTCTAGTAAGCCTAAAAGCACTAGAGTCTTAGGATTGTTAGGTAACGCATATTCTGGTGAAGCAAAACAGAAGTACGTTGATAACTATGATCGTATTTTTGGTAAAAAGAAAAAGGGTAAATAATGGCTACAACATATTTAACACTAACTAACGAAACTTTAAGAGAGCTTAACGAAGTTCAACTTACATCGTCAAACTTTTCAGATGCTATAGGAATACAAGCTTTTGTTAAAGAATCAATTAATAGATCGTTAAATGATATAGCTAATGAAGAACCTCAATTACCTTTTTTTGCAGCAGCAGCTAGTGGAGGTACAGATCCTTTTTACGGTAACGTAACTGTAGCAACTGTATCAGGAACTCGATGGTATACACTTAAATCAGGAAGCTCTAGTATAACTACAGATTACTCTTCTATAGATTGGGATGATTTTTATATTACAACAATTAGTGTATCAGGTGAGTCTGCTCCTTACACATCTAAAGGTTTAAAATTTATATCTTTATCAGATTGGAGAAGATATTTAAGAGATTCTGAAAATGCTGATGATGCAGACACACAAAATTATGGTGAACCTAAATATGTTATAAGAAGTCCTGATCATCGTAAGTTTGGTCTTAGTCCTATACCTGATAAAGTATATAATGTGCATTTTTATGCTTATGCTAAACCGACTGCTTTATCAGCACACGGAGATGCTATTGTTCTTCCTGATCAGTATGCTCCTGTTATATTAGCTAGAACACGTTATTATGTTCATCAGTTTAAAGAAAACTTACAGCAAGCAGCTTTTGCATTAGATGATTATAAAAAAGGTATGAAATACATGAAATCTAATTTAATTAATCCACAACCAAAAAGTATGACAGATGATAGGATTTATTTCTAATGGCAGCTTCGCAACCATTTTCAGTTGCGTTGCAAGGTGGTTTAGATAAGTCTAGTAACTCTTTAGAACTTTTAAAAACTCCGGGAAAAGCAACAAGATTAAAAAACTTTGAAGTCTCTACAAAGGGTGGATACAGACGTATAAATGGTTATTCGCAATTTGGAGATGGCACAAGACCTAACAGTTCTAATGAAATATTAGGACTACATGTGTATGCTGATGGAGTTATTGCTGCTTCAGGAACTAATATATATTTTAGTCAAGACGGAAATAGTTGGTTACAAATAAATAAAGACAGCGTAGCTGGAGGAGGAGATAACTACAGTACCTTTACAGGTCGTAGCACACTAGCTAGAACAAATCAAAGTAAAACACATTTTGCAACTTTTGAAGGAAACACAACTTATGGTGAGGTAGTTGTTACTGACGAAGGATCTGGAGTAAAACCTTTTTATTTTAAAATGACAGGTACTGGAGATGCACTAAGTAGTAGGACTTACTTTGCAAAAGAGATTACAGTAAGCGGTACACATTATCCTAAGTTTTGTGTAATCCACGATAAACATTTAGTAGTTGCAGGAGCAGCTACAGCTTTAAATACTATATTTTATAGTGGTACAAGCGACATAGATGATTTTACAAGTTCTGGATCAGGCAGTATTGTATTAGATGATCAAGTAGTAGGACTTAAATCTTTCCGTGATGAACTATTTATATTTTGCAGGAACTCAATTTATAAATTACAAAATATAAATAACTCAAGTACAGTAGCCGTTGTACCAGTTACAAAAAATGTAGGTTGTGTAGATGGTAAGACTATACAGGAATTTGCAGGTGACTTAATATTCTTAGCTCCTGATGGTTTTAGAACTATTGCAGGTACAGCAAGAATTGGTGATGTTGAGTTAGGAACTATTAGTAAATCTATTGAACCTATAATAAATGAAATTGTTGGAGGAACTTCTACATTTGAATTTAGTAGTGTAGTTCTTAGAAACAAATCTCAATATAGAATGTTTTATAGTACTTCTACTTCTTCAACAGCTAATTCAAAAGGAGTAATAGGAACTTTAACTCAAAGAGGTTTTGAATGGTCTGAAATATCTGAAATACAAGCCTGTGCAATAACTTCTGGATTTAACCATGCAGGTAAAGAAAAAAAATATCATGGTGATAGAGATGGATATATCTACAATCACGACACAGGAAATAGTTTTAATCCTGCAGGAACTGAATCAAATATATTAGCAGAATATCAATCACCTGATTATGATTACGGAGACTTTGGAACTTTAAAAACTTTAGATCACGTTAAAGTTTCTGTATTTCCAGAAGGAGCTGTAGAGCCAACACTTAGAGTTAGGTTTGATTATGACAGCACAGACAGACTTCAACCAACAGATGTAGGAATAATATCAGCAACTCCTTCTATATTTGGAGATTCATCAGCAGTATTTGGTACAAGTACTTTTGGTGCGCCAGAACAACCTTTAGTAAGAGCTACATTAACAGGAAGTGGGCATAGTAATTTCTTTAAAATATTTAGCAATGATACAAATGCTCCTTACACAATAAACGGCTTATACATAAATTACAGACCATCGGGAAGACAATAATAACAAAGAGAGAATTAAATTATGGCTCAAACATACACTAGACAAAGTTCAATAGCTGATGGAGATACCATTACTGCTGCACTTTTTAATAACGAATATAATCAACTTTTAAATGCTTTTGCTTACTCTTCAAGTAGTGCATCATCTACAGGACACCGACATGATGGATCTACAGCACAAGGCGGTAATATTTATAAAATAGGTGACTTAGATTTTCTTAATAAAATAGAAGCTGATAGTACTAACAATCGTTGGGGAATTTATGTAGAAGTATCTAGTGCAGCCGTAGAACAAATAAGAATACAAGACGGAGCTATTGTACCTGTTACAGATAATGATATAGATTTAGGTACAAGCTCATTAGAATTTAAAGATGCATACTTTGATGGTACAGTAACTTCAGATGCTTTTGCAGGTCCATTAACAGGAGATGTTACAGGTAATGTATCGGGTACTGCAGCAACTGTAACAACGGCTGCACAGTCTAATATTACAAGTTTAGGAACTTTAACAACTCTTACTGTTGATAATGTTATAGTTAACGGAACTACAATAGGTCATACATCAGATACAGATTTAATGACTCTTGCTGATGGAGTATTAACAGTAGCAGGTGAAGTTTCAATGACTACACTTGATATAGGTGGTACAAATGTAACAAGCACAGCAGCAGAACTTAATATTCTTGATGGTGTAACGAGTACTGCAGCAGAACTAAATATAATAGATGGAGACACTAGTGCTACTTCTACAACATTAGCCGATGCTGATAGAGTTGTAGTTAATGACGGTGGTACAATGAAGCAAGTTGCTCTTACTGACTTTGAAACTTACTTTGAAAGCTCTATAGATACTATAGCAAACTTTGAAGTTACTACAGAACTACAAACTCCACTTATTGCATTTACAGATGGTGATGATGCTATTCAAATTGCAGACGGTGGTGGAGTTACAATGGTTGCTGGTCTTACTTCTACAGCATCGGCAAACTCATTAGGAGCTACAAGTTTTAATGATGCAGATATTACTAATGTAGGAGATATTCAACTTGATTCTATTACAGGTGACGGAGATACTAATACTTCAATTACATTTAGTGGATCAGATGTAATAACTATTGCAGCAGGAGGAGACAATCAAGTTACATTTACTAACGGAGCTATTGTACCTTCAACAGATAACGACATAGACTTAGGAACAAGCTCAACAGAGTTTAAAGATGCTTACTTTGACGGCACAGTTACTACAGACGCTTTAGTTGCAGATACTGCAGACATTAATGGAGGTACTGTTGACGGTGCTATTATTGGTGGTACAAGTGCTGCAGCTATTACAGGTACTGCTATTACTGGTACAAGTTTTGTAATTGGAAGTGCTGATATAAATGAAGCAGAACTAGAAACTATTGATGGAGTTACTGCAGGAACTGTAGCAGCTTCAAAAGCTGTAGTTGTCGATTCTAATAAAGACATTGGAAGTTTCCGTAACATTACTCTTACAGGAGAACTTGATGCAGCTACATTAGACATTAGTGGTGACGCAGATATAGACGGTACTTTAGAAGCTGATGCAATTACTATTGGTGGTGTAACTTTAGCAGAAACAATTAGTGATACTGTAGGTGCTATGGTAACTTCTAATACCGAAACAGGTGTTACAGTTACTTACGATGATAGTGATAATACGTTAGACTTTGTAATCGGTACACTTAACCAAGATACAACAGGTACAGCAGCAGTAGCTACAACAGTTACTATTACAGATAACGAAAGCACAAACGAAAATAATGCTATTGTCTTTACATCAGGTGGAGACTTAGACGGTGGTAACTTGGGTTTAGAATCAGATGGTGATTTAAAATATAATCCAAGTACAGGAACTCTTTCTGCAACTAACATTTCAGTTAGTGGTACATTTAGTACAGTAAACTCTGTTACAATGAACGCTAACAACGCAGTAGTTTTTGAAGGATCTACAGCAGATGCACACGAAACTACACTTTCAAGTATAGATGCTACAGGTGATAGAACAATAAATCTTCCTAATGTATCAGGTACGCTTCCAGTATTAGCGGCTGCATCAGCTACTCAAATTAGTTCAACACCAGAAGAACTTAATATACTTGATGGAGCTACTGTAGTTGTTGGAGAAATAAACGCACTAGACTTAGGTTCTACAGCAGTCGGTACAGCTATTGCTTCTAAAGCAGTCATATTAGATTCTAACAAAGATTATACAGGTATTAGAAACTTAACTATTACAGGTGAACTAGATGGTGCAACTCTAGATATTTCAGGAGATGCTGATATAGATGGTACTACTAACCTAGATGTCGTAGACATTGATGGTGCTGTTGATATGGCTACAACTCTTGCAGTTGCAGGTAATGTAGACTTTAATGGTGACTTGGATGTTGATGGAACTACAAATCTTGATGTTGTTGATATAGATGGAGCTGTTGATATGGCTTCTACACTAGCAGTAACAGGTATAGTCACACTAACTGACGATTTAATAATCGGTGATGGCAAAACAATCGGTTCTGCTTCAGACGTAGATGCTATGACTATTGCTTCTAATGGACAAGTAACATTTACACAAACACTTATTGGTACTGCTTTAGATATTTCAGGTGATGCAGATATTGATGGAACTTTAGAAACTGACGCACTAACTATTAATGGTTCAGCATTAAATTATAAAGCTTTTGGTACTTCTTCAATTATGCTTGGAGACAATGCTACAGGAACTATTGATGCTGCTGACAACAATACTGGTGTAGGTGTTGATGTTTTTGCAGCTTTAACATCTGGTGATAATAATGTTGCTGTTGGAAAATCTGCTTTAACAGCAAATACGACAGCAGATTACAACACAGCAATAGGTATGGATGCTTTAAAATCAGCCACAACTGGCGCACAAAACACAATGGTTGGTGCTTTGTCTGGCGATGCGATAACAACAGGTCAATATAATGTAGGTATGGGAATACACGCAGTTGGTTCAACGACAACTGCTTCAAGCAATACTGGACTTGGTTATAATGCTTTATTTGCAAACACTACAGGTGCAGATAATGTAGCAGTTGGAGCAAATGCTTTAGATGCTAACACCACAGGCGAACAAAATGTTGCAGTTGGTAAGGATGCTATGTCTGCAAACACCACAGGAAGTAATAATGTCGCAGTTGGAGAGCTTTGTTTAGATGTAGCAACAACAGCAAGCTCAAACACAGCAGTTGGTAGCCGAGCAATGGGAGCAACCACAACAGGAGCTTCAAACACAGCAGTTGGTCAAGGCGCATTGGAAGCAAATACAACAGCTTCTAACAATACAGGTCTCGGTAAACAAGCTCTAGCAGCAAACACTACTGGAACTGAGAACTCAGCAGTCGGATCAGGTGCTTTAAGAACAAATACTACTGGAGATTATAATACTGCATTTGGTTATGAATGTTTAAGATTAGCTACTACAGCAGCTAATAATACTGCAATGGGACACTATGCTCTAGGAGCAACCACAACTGGATACCGCAATACAGCAATAGGAGCTACTGCTGGTGATGCAATAACTACAGGATTAGCAAATACTACTATGGGTTTTGAGTCTTTAACTACTCTGACTACAGGATCAAACAACGTAGCGATTGGAGAACAAGCATTAGCTAACAGTACAACTGGTGGAAACAACACAGCAGTTGGTCGTAAAGCTTTAAAAGCAGTAACTACTGGAACTCACAATGATGCTTTTGGTTTTGAGTGCGCTGACAATCTTACTACAGGTCATTCTAATACATTAATTGGTAATGGCATCACTACAGCATCGGTAAGCACTAGCAATGCTAATGGTTTAGGAGTAGATCTTGTGTGCGCAGACAACTACACAACTATAGGTCAAGGTACTTCTGATATTCGGACATCACACGGAAGTACATCTTGGGCAACTGTATCAGACAAAAGAGTTAAGAAAGATATTAAAGACTCTACTGTAGGTTTAGCCTTTATCAACGATCTCAGACCAGTAACTTTTAATTATAAAAACAAAGGTGATCTACCTAAAAACTTTAAAGGCTATGAAGAAAGTTCTACAGAAGTTTATAAAAACTCTAAATCTCAGCATGGTTTTATAGCTCAAGAAGTTAAAGCAGCTATTGATAAACATAGTGATATTAAAGATGGTTTTAGTATGTGGGATGATGATGATCCTTCTGGACAACAAAGAGTTGGTGAAGCAGCAGTTATACCTGTATTAGTAAAAGCAGTACAAGAACTTTCAGCACAAGTTGAAGAATTAAAAGCACAAATAACCGAGGAAAAATAAAATGGCACAAACAGTAAGCGAATGTTTAACAGCAGCTACAGATAGCGTAACAGTAATTAATGATATTAACTCTAACGGACTTTCATCAACACATATTGTAGCATCCGATCCATCTGCAGGAGTTACACAAGCCGATGCAAACGCTAGAGTAAAAGCAAACGTAGATCATCTAACTACTATTCTTGCGTATGACGGAACTGGTGACACACCTGATGTAGCTGGTGCAAGTGATGATAAGTCATCTTACACTACAGCGATTACTACTGGTAATACATATATTTCTAACAATAGTTAATTTAACTTTCTAAAGGTAAAAGTATGGACATGGAAATGTGGAATGTATTGCTTACTATTGTTATAGCTCCAATAGTCTATAGCATACGACAGAACTTTGTAGAGCTTAAAAGAATTGATGTACTTCTAAACAAGACGAGAGAAGAAGTGGCTAAGAACTACGTTACTAAAGATGAAATGGAAAGTAATACGGATCGTGTTATTCGTATGCTTAATAAACTTGAAACAAAACTTGACAAACTTTTTGAAGTTAAAACAAACTAGGAATTAATATGGCACGGAAAAGATATAAGAAGAAGAGAGAAGACTATCGTAAAGGTGGAAGAGTTACTTTGAAACATGGAGGTAAACCTTCTCGTAGAAACTACAGTAGTCAAGATGCTTTTCAAGCAGCTTTGGAACAATGGCAAAATGATCCTAAACATACTGGCACTACTACTAATGCTCAAGGTGTTTCAGCAGAAGACCAAGCTACTAAAGCTAGAACAGCTACTGAAAGAGTAAACCGAATAGAACGTACTGGTCCTATATTGGAAGATATTACTTTAGGAGATATAGGTAGTAAAGCTGATCCTAATAAAAGGGAAGATATAGGAATAGCTAAAATAGATCCTGCCGAAGTTGCAACCATAGGAAGTCAAGGATCAGCCACTAGAGTAGGTATAAGAGGAGATAGAAACTTAACTGTAGATTCTACGTTTGGTCAAATGGCAGGTGGAACTAGAGCAGGTCAAACTCCAACAGAAGCTACAGCTAGTCAAATAGGAGACATTACAGATGAAGATGTAACTACAGTTGACGATACAGCACAAGCAGACGCACCGACATCTTTTGATCCTGCTACAATGCAAGCAGCTCAAGCAGGTACTATGACCTCAACTACAGGAGCTGTTGGTGAACTCTCTCCTCAAGCACTTGCTCAAGTAGAAGAAATACGAACTTTATCAGGAGACAACGTAGCTGCTCAAATAAGCGCACAAGCTATAGAAGCTTCTAAAGCTGAGAATGTAGACGCTGTTATATCTGCAGGAGCTTTTGTTCCTGAGGTTATTGGAGTAGCTGCACAACTATCTCCGACAGTAGCTGCAGAAAAACAAACAAGAGCAGCTATAACTGGTACAGCTCCTACAGCTACAGAAGCACAGATTATAAACAGCATAGGTTTTGAAGCTGCACAAAGACAAGCAGTAACTGGTACAGCAGCAAAAGGTGATGCAGCTAGTATGTTGGCTCAAACTGCAAACATACCTGAAAGTATTTCATCAGCTATTGTTGAAGATCCTGCTAGTGTTGAAGCTGCTATAGCAAGTGAAGATGTAGATGTACAAGCAGCAGTAGCAGCTTTACCTACAGAAGCATTGGTTAGTTCTCAAATGGAATCATTAGTAGGAGGACTGCAAGATGGTCAGATTCCTACTTGGGCAAAACCTGCTGTTGATATGGTAGAACAAAACTTAGCTTCAAGAGGTTTAGGAGTTTCTACTGTTGGCAGAGATGCTTTGTTTAATGCTATTATACAAAGTGCTTTACCAATGGCACAAAGCAACGCACAAGCTTTACAAGCTAGAGCAGCTCAAAATCTTACTAATGAACAACAAGCTAATATATTAGAAGCTCAACAAGAACAACAGTTACGGATGCAGAACTTGTCAAATCGTCAAGCTGCAGGAAGTCAAACAGCACAGCTTGCACAACAACTAAGAGTGCAACAAGGACAGTTTAGACAAGAATCTACTCTTGCTACAGCTACACAGCAACAGCAAACAAGACTTCAAAATCTACAAAACTTACAGCAAGCTACTAACGCTAACGCAGCAAATCAACAAGCTGTAAATCTACAAGAGTTAGGCATAGAAGCACAGCTAGAGTTAGCTGAATTGCAGATACTAGATTCTACTAACAGAGAAAATATGTCGGCAGAACAACAAACTAGATTAACTCAGTTTAATACTGCTGCTGATTTTATGGCTAAGAATGCTGCATTTACACAAGAAATGCGTAGAGCTAATTTAACTACAGATCAACAAATACAACTAGCTAATCTTAGTGCGCAGAATCAGGCAGGTGCTGATAATCTTAATGCTGCTCAAGCTACAGAGTTAGCTAACTTAAATGCTAGAATGCAAACTAATTTAAAAAGTTCTGAGTTGGCACAGCAAATGAACTTAGCTCAGTTAAATGTAGACCAACAAAGAGCTATAGAAAATGCAACAATGAACTCTAAAATGGACCTTACTAAATTTAGCACAGCTCAACAAGTAGAGTTAGCTAATAGTAAACTAATGTCTACAGCAGATATTGCAAACATGAACGCTGAACAACAAAGTACAATGCAGCAAGCAACAGCTCTTGCTTCTTTAGATTTATCAGCAGTAGATCAAAGAACTAAAATAGCTGCTCAGAATGCACAGTCATTTTTACAAATGGATATGACAAACCTTAGTAATGAGCAACAAGCATTAATATTAAAAGATCAACTAACACAACAAAGATTATTAAGCAATCAAGCTTCTGAAAATGCTGCTAGACAATTTAATGCTACATCTGAAAATCAAACTAATCAGTTCTTAACAAATTTAGGAGCGCAGATAAATCAACAGAATGCTGCAAGCATGAATGCTATGAAACAGTTTAATGCTGCTAATGAAAATGCTGCAGAAGCTAGAAGAGCAGGAAGAGATGCAGACATTGAAAAGTTTAATGCACAGATAGCTACACAAGTGAGTGAGTCTAAAGCACAAAGACAATTTCAAAGAGATCAGTTTAATTCACAGAATGCAACAGCCATAGAGCAAGCTAATGTAGAGTTTATGCGTAAAGCAAATACAGCAGATACAGCAGCTAAAAATGCTGCTATAACTTTAAATGCACAAAATGCTATGACTCTTTCAACACAACAACTTGCGTTCTTAGCTCAAGAACTGAGAGACGAAGCACAGTTTGACGCTACATTTGCAAACAACGAAAGAGAAAGACTTGCTCAAGTATATGCAGCAGCTCTAGGATCTACAACTTACAGAGCTAGTGATGTGAATTGGGGAACAGTCATGGAAGCTTTTGGAAACATAATATCATAAACACGGAGTTAAGAAATGGGATTTTTAAGAAAAATAGGTAGGAAGATAGGCAAAGGAATTAGGAAACTTGGTCGTAAGATTAAGAAAGGATTAAAAGGAATAGTCAAAGGAATAGGTAAACTAGGTGTACTAGGAACTATTGCTATGATGTTTGTTATGCCTTATGTGCCTGTCTTATGGACTAATCTAGGAACTTTTGCTTCTGGACTTACTACTTCTTCAAGTGTATTAGCTAAAGCTGCAGGATATGCTATGAAAGGAGTATATCACGCAGGCAGATTAGGAGGTAAAGTTTACTCTACTGTTACTAACGCAATCACAGGAACACTTTCTAAAATTCCCGGAGTTAGTAATATATCAGAAGCTGTTGCTAAAACCTTTAACAAAGCTATAGATTTTACTAAACAAAAATTAGGAATACAAGATCCTACTGCTTTATATTCAGAAGCTAGTTTAGACTTTAAAGAGTTTCAAAATATAGCAGGTGAAAATGCTAGTTTAAAAGATTTTGAAGCGTGGAAACAATCTGACAACTATGCTAGTTTTAAAAGTATAAATACACAAGGCAAAGAATTTTATCAGTCTATGGTAAACGAAGGAGGTCAGTTAAGTGAAACAGGAACTTTTGGTAAGACTGATGCTCTTAGAAAGAATGAAAGTTTTGATGATTTCTTAGAAAGAAACAATATGGAAGCAGATAGATTTTTAGAACTAAACGATAACGTAACTACATCAACAACTGTATTAGAAGACGGAAGTATAGTAGAGACTCCTGAACTTGTACCTCAATCAGAATATAATGTCGTGCCTTCTGAAAAAGAAGTGATAGGACAAGTAAGACGAGCAAGGCTAGATGGTAGATCAGTAGACCTAGATTATAATGTAGACGAAGGAATGTATAAGATACAGACAGATTACGATAAATATATTAGACAAGGAATGACTCCAGAAGAAGCAAACCTTGAACTTAATAGACAATATCAAGCTAAGTTTGGTGATGAAGTTTCTTTTGAAAGTGACTTTAAAGGATATGCAAGAGACGGAAGTTCTGGTGCTTACTTTAAACAAGACGCTGATTTATTAGAGTCAGGTAAGCAAGGCATGGACGCTGTTAAAGATATGACTATTGTTACTCCTGAGTCAGATCCCGGATTCTTTAGATCATTAGCTACTAAAGCATTTAGTCAAGATAGCATTACTGATGTAACAGCTAATGTAGCTCAGAAAGGTGTACAGAATGAGTTAATGGGTTTAATAACTCCTTCAAGTAATTATGTTCCTCAAGGAGTAAATACTTATTCTCCATTTAATAAACAATCAGTAACTTCAAATGATCCTTTAGATACTGGCAGTATGTTTATGCAAGCAATATCTAGAGTTCCGGGTTTAGGCTACGCTCAGATGAATGCTTATAATACTTATGAAAATACAGGGTACGGAGGAAACCTTCCTTCCTTTGTAGCTACAGGATATGGGAGATAAAACATGGAACAACCTATAACAAGAGAAGAAATGATAAAAACAGGAGCGTTAGGAGGAGCAGGTCCAATTCCCGGACAGTCTCTTACCGAACCTGCTGATTCTAAAAATCCGTGGGAAACTCCTCCACAAATTGTAGACTTAGACGAAGGCATAGCTGACACATTTATGTATCTCACAGAACCTGAAAGGCTTCCAAGTGTTTTGACTTTGTTAGACAATCAAGTTCCTGTATCAGTAATAGCAAGTACTATTCTTACAGAAGGTTACAAGTCTGGTAAATATTTACCACAATTAATGGCTTTATTAATAGAACCAGTAATGTATATGCTTATTGCTTTAGCTGAGAAAGCAGGAATAGATCCTGTAGTTTACGAAGACGAAGATGAAATAGCAGATGCTGCACCAGAAGAAGCAGATGAAATACAAGAAGAATTAAAGTCTGTTGATCCTACTAGAAGTTTTCAAGAATTAAAACCTAAAAATCTTAGAGAAGAATCTTTACCAACAGAAGTAAAAGAAAGATTAGATGATATAGAACCAGAACAACTACAAAGTTTATTAGCTAGACCTGAACAACAAGAACCTAGCTTATTGGCAGGAGAATAAAATGGCATACATACCACCTGAAAAAGCAATGATGAATTTAGATATTAACGCACCTACCTCTGGTGGCTTTGAATCTGTAGGTCAATCATTGTTAGCACAAAAAAGAGCAGATACTGCTAGAGCAGATAAAACAAATAAAAGAAACGAAAAAATTATGGGAGCTTTGGGTTTGTTTTCTTTTGGAGCTTCTGCATTTAGAGCATCTACTGCTAAAAGAGCAGAAGAATTAAAAGCCAGAGAAAGTTTCAGTATAGCTCATGCTAAAGGAAGAACTGAATCTATTAACACTATAGCTTCTTTAAATAAAATTACACAGAAAGATGGTAAGTATCTTTCGTATGAAGATATAATGAACGACAGAGCTAAATTTGAAGGAGTAAAAACAGCACTAAGACCTCTTATAACTAAACAAATGGAAAATACTTTTAATCCTCAAAGATATAAAGAACTTCCTGCAAGCCAAGTAGATTTATTAGAGAGTAGAGCAACTCGTAATGTTTTAGAAGATTTACTTACACTACAAGAAGGTAAAGAAAAATCTAAGTTGCAAGATGTTTCAGACAGACTTTTTGGTGGTTCAGGATTAGCAGGAACTGAGTTACTACAAGGATCAACAACAGAAGAAAAACTTGCGTCTGGTTTAAATTTAACACCAGAAGCTTTTTCAGGTGACACAAAAAGACTGTACAATGAAGAACTAAGTAAACTACAAGCAGCAGACTCAATTTTTAATATTGACAATTATCTTAATGGTATTGCAAGAATGGATAGAGGAATAAATATTTTTAAACGTAGAGGTGATGAAGATGCTGTTTTTGGAGAAGGAACTGCACAAATGTTTTTAGATTCTATGAAAATACAAACAGAAATTATTCCAATAATACAAGACTCTATTGTTTCTAATGCTTCTCAAGATTATATTGGAAATGTCATGGCTAACGGAAGAACTGAAGGAACTGAAGAAAACACAGCAGTACAAAATATAAAGTTAGTAACACTTAAAGAAGACGATATAGACAACGGTACTTCAAAACTAGGAAATTATGTTAGATCACTTGCTATGACAAATGACATGGAAGAAATAATTGAAGAAATAGATTCTGATTATTTTGTAGCATCTTCAGGTAAAGTGAACGAAAAGACAACAAAAGGACAAACTTTAACAAATGTTGCAGCAGCATATTCTTTAAGGCTTAACAATCCTGCAGAAGAAGAATTTGCAAAAGAATTATATATGTCCTCTGCACACTCACAAGCTTTAGAAGCAGGAAAAGAAGCAGGTACTGATGCGTATGAAACTTTTGTTAAAAAGAGAGTAGAGCAATTTGCAAAAGATATGAGAAAACCTGCTTATGCAGAACAAAGATCTAAGTTTGCTTTGCTTGTTGCTTTAAGAGCAGGAGCAGAAGAAAGATCTTTTATGGATAGAACAACTGATTTTTATAATAACGGATATACTTTTAATCCAGACAGAGCTATGGCTATGTTATCACCTGCACTAGATTTTGAAGAAGGTGTGGGTTATACACAAGGTCCTGCATTTGAATTTATGAATGATACACAAAGAAAAAATCTTATGTTTCTAGAGGTAGACGAAATTCAAGGAAATACTAGAATAACACAAAATGAAAAAGAAATGCTATTACAAAGTTTAATAGATAACATAGCTCTTACACAATTTGATTCTATTGATTCTTTTGTAAAAGGTTATGAAGAGTGGATTCCTGTTTGGAAATCACAAGCAAGACATTACAATCTTTATGGTCAGCTTCAAGAAGATAATGCAAACAGAGCTGCTCAGTTACAACAAAGATTGTTTGGTAACAAAATAAATAAGCATATTGGCTTTATGATAAGCAGAGGTAATAAACCTAATCCATTTATGGAAGAAAGAACAGAGGAGTTGGACAAGGAAACACCAGATCCAACTACTTTAGAAGGTTTGACTAAATTAGGAGTAAACTAAATGTCTTTTAATTTACAGTTTGTAAATGATTGGGTTTCTAGAAAAGATAAAACAAGTCCATATTATGTACCAAGCTCTAATGAATCTAACGCTGTTGATTTAGTAGACTTTAGAAAAGTAGCAGATGTTCCGTCTCCTAGTTCAGAGTCTCAAGAACCTGTTTATGATAGTCAGCAAGAAGCTTTAAGACAAGCTTACGAAAATAGAAGTACATCAGTAGCAGAAACTCCTTCTTTTACTTTAGATGATTTAGATAACGATGAAGCTTTTCAAGAAACAGCTAGTCGTTTCTTAGAATCTATAGATGAAGATGATGATATATTTGAATATCTAAGAGATGAAGACTATAGAGTTTCTAGTGCTTTATACAGAGGATATACTTCTGGTAAATGGACAGAACAACAAAAACAAGACTATGCGTTTCTTAGGTCAGCTTTTGATCAGGCAGACGTAGGTAGTTTTTCTAATATGATAAAAGCTACTGCTGATGGTGTTATTGATTTTGTAACAGATCCTATACATTTACTATCTATAATGATGACTCCTTTAACAGGAGCAGGAATTGCTGCTGCAGGCACAAAACTTGGTTCAACCAAACTGGCTTCTAATCTAGCCCAATCTAAAGCTCTTAGATCAGGACTTAAAAAAATTAGAGATAACAACACAGGTACTGGTGTTAACTATGCTATTACAGAAGGCTTCGTACAAGGCACAGGATCGAGTATAGGCAATCAAAATATAGAGGTTAATGCTAACCTTAGAAATTCTTTTTCTCCTTCTGAAGCAGGCTTAACAGGCTTAATAGGAGGTACTGCAGGAGGAGTTTTAGGATTAGGTGGAGCTGCTGCTCTTATAGGATTGCGTAACTCTAAATCAATACAAAGAGTTAGAGAGCGTATGGAAGCTAAAAAAGAACCTAAAGATGTTGATCCTGCATCAAGAAGTGAAACATCAAAACAATGGGAAAAAATTCAAGAGTCTTTAAAAAGTGTAACCATTGTTCCTAAAACAGCAAAAGAAGGAGTTAGTAAGTTTGTACAAGGTTTAACAGGTAAAGCTACTGCTCCTTTAGTTAAATATGTTAAAGACTCAGAAGCTATGGGAAAATTTTTAGAAGCAATAAGATACGATGCTCTAAGAGATTTTACTGGTGCTGTTACTGAAAAAGCAAACATATCTTTTGGTTTGGCATTAGGAACAAGAACTGCTGAATATAGACAAGCATTAGCTAAAATATTTGCAGATCATAACATTGAAAGAACTGGTTGGACTAATCACCTAACTGCTGTAAATAACGAACAGCTTTCGTTTCTTTTAAATCAACCTCAACTACTAGCAAAAATAGGAATAAACGAAGTTAAAGATGAAACAGGTAAAGTAGTTTCTTATTCGTTTAAAGGTAACATAGATGAAGTAGCTGAAAAGTTAAACGCTGCTTGGAGAAAAAGCAGACCTGTAGATATGGAAGCAGAACAAACTGGTCCACTTAAAAAACTTTTTGGTGAAAAAAATGTAGATAGAAAAGCTACTAAAATAAATAAAGATACTGTAATGGCAGCTCTTCGTTTAAGAAAACTTACAGACAATGTTTACAAAGACGCTACAACAATAGACTCTGTTGACGGTTCAGAAGTTTTTACTTTGTTTGAGCCAGAACAAAAGATTCCGTTTTACTTTCCTCGTTACTATAATTTACAAGCTATAAAAGATAACAAAGATAAATTTGTACAGCTTATTTTTAACAGCAGACACTCTAAGTTAAATGATGATTTAATTAAAGGAAAAATAAGAGATGTTGATGATCCAGAAACAATTATAACAGGAGTAGATATTAGTGGTTTAAAAAGAGATGAAGCTTACTTTAAATCTTTCTTTGATAGTATAGAAGGTAATCCAACTACATTTAAAGAAGTAATAGAGTTACAAGCTAAAAAAGATGGCATCACTCTTTCACCTCAAGAAATAGAAACAAGAGCTAGAGCATTAAAATCAGAAAGATTAGTACAGGATATGTTAGATAAAGAATATCCTTCTCTTCAATTTGTTGATCCAGACGCTCCTAATAAACCTTTGCGTATGCAAAGAACTAGAGTCTTTTATGATTTAAAAGATCAAGACTTAATTGATAATGGGTTTATAGAAAACAACATAGAACAAATATATATTAATTACTTTGATGATATGGCAGGTGCAATAGAACGTAAAAGATATTTAGGTGTAACTTTAAATGAGTTTCAAGATAGATATTCAAGAACTATTTTAGAAGATTTAAGAAGAGCAGGTTATAGCAAAGACGAACAGGAAGAAGTAATTGAAAGAATGAAAGATACTTACGAGTCTGTTACTGGTACTGCTCCTAGAAAACAACCTTTACTAGGTGAGAAATTTAAAGGAGTGCAAAACTTTGTAAAACTTACACAGCAACTAGCTCACCTTCCTTTAGCAACTATTTCAAGTTTAACTGAGCCTTTAATTATTTTAACTAAAGTAGACCTTGAAGATACACCAGAAGTTTTTAAAGCTTTTGGAAGTGCTGCAGGAAAACAAATGAAGAAATCTTTTAATAGATTTTTTACTAGATTTGATGGTGCATTAAAGAAAACAGGTGTTACAAATAGATCAGTAAAAGGCTTTAAAGATTTAACTGACGATGAATGGGCAGAAGCTTACTCATTTAGTATAGCTACTGAGTACTCTGCACAACAAAGACTTACGTCTATGTATGCAGGATCTGTTCAAGGTAAAGTAACTGGTGCAATATCAGAAATGTTTTTTAAAGCTACGTTGCTTTCTCCGTGGACACAAGCTGTACAGTTTGGTGCTTTTAAATCTTCTAAAGGTGTAATTAAAAGACTTACTAAAAAACTAGCAGATGGTGGTTTATCAGAGTCTGAAAAGAAAAGAACAATAACTAAACTTTGGCAGATAGGAATAGATCATAAAAAAGCAGTATCTAATTACAAAAATTCTTCTGTAAACGGAGTGCTTGATGATGCTAAGTATGAGAATAGTGCGTTTTATCAGAATGATGTTTTATCTTCTTCTAATTTATTTGCCAGAGAAATAATTCTAAATCCTGCTGCTTCGGAAGCTAACAAGCCTTTATGGTTTAACAGTCCTGTTGGACAGCTAGTAATGCAGTTTGCTTCTTATCCGACTGTATTTAACAATACTGTTCTTAAAAATATGGTAAGAGAAGTAAATCAAGATCCTATAAGAAACGCACCTAAACTTGTAGCTGCTACATCTTTAATGACAGGAGGAGCTATACTTACTAATGCTTTCAGAAGTGAAGGAAGAAGTTTAGAAGAGTCAGATGCTAAAATAGTTTCTGATGCTGTTTCTAGGTGGGGAGGATTTGGTCCTCTTGACTATGGGTTTAGATATGCAAGAGGTATCGAGTATGGTGGACTAACAGCAGGCTCTACACTTAAAGCTCCTTTTGGTCCTTTAGTTGCAGACGTTGTGGATGCTGTACAGTTTAGACACAGTCCTTTACAAATAGCTACACAAAATATTCCATTTTATTCTGCTCTTCCAAAAGATCAAAGAGATGCTTTAAAATCTTGGGCTAGAGGAACTAAAGCAGAAAAACCTGAAGATCAAAGCTTTGTTATAGATAACAGAAGATTTGCTAAAGGTGGTAGAGTCAACGTGCCTAATGCAGTTGAAGAACCAGAAGAAAGAAAAATGAGAGGTCTTCCGTTTACATACGCTGACTTAGGAGGTCCGTCAGTCCAAGACAACGAAGACAGACTTGGTTTTTCTATGGGTGGAGAAGTAGACACTCCTGATAATAACAACTATGCTTTTAGTGTGTTAACAAAGAATGATGACTACGGAAGATTTTTAGAAGATAGAGATCCTATACAAACATACGAAGATAGTGATATGCCAGAAGATACTAGCAAAGAATCTTACTTTGTAGGTCTTGAAGAAAATAACTATGATGCAATAAATAGAAGAGTAGAAGACTCTATAGGTTTAGATGTTTCTAAAGTTTCTGTAAACATTAGAGGTGCTAACAAAGTAGAAGGCAAAGTTAAAGTTATGAATACTTTAGAAGTCGATAAGCCTACAGTAGAAGCAATACTAGAAAAAGTAGAGAAAGCACGAACTATGCCGAAAGATGTAGAGATTATAAAAGATATTAAGTTTGAGTTGAATGCTAGAGACAATGCGTTATCTACCGAAGGAGGTAGTAAAGAAGGATCTGACATGATGCAGAAAAGTAAAAGCGTAGTAATTAAAGATGGTTTATTTAACTTAGGTTATGATTCTGTATCTTACAACGAAGGTAAAAATATTGTGTTGCTAAAACATAACCAGTTTATACCGACTAAAATTGAAAAGAATATGGTTCGTAAAAAAGTTTATGGTGGTGGTCTTATGAGAACTTTGAGAAGACGCTACGATATAGGAGGAGCAGTAGAAGCTGTGCTTGGTATCTTTTCTAAAATTCCTTTGACTAAAAGATTTTTAGATATACAGCACAAACGAATGAATATTGAAGATACTGATCAGAATACATTTGCAGAAAACTTAGTTAGATACGCTGACGAAGTAGCAGACGTAGAAACTAAAAATAATCCTAAAGAAATATCTATTGCAAACGCTAAAGGTTTACATCAATTTAAAGATGAAACTGTCAAAACAGTAGTGAACAATTTTCTTAGTGGTAGAATACCTGTAGATCAAAATATTATAGATGCAGTTGTAGCAGCATCTAAAAAAGATCCTCGTGATTGGAACAGAGATGAATCTAACTTAATGGTTTTAGGTCACATGTTTTTGACAGCAGAGAAAAAAGAGTACAACGGAGTTACTATGTCAAGTGATCCTTTGTTAAGAATAATAGGAACATCAAAAGAACAAGACGATGGTTACAAAGAAGCTGCTGAGTTTTTATATATGAAGTTTCATTGGAGAGGAACTAAGCAATCTCCTGAATATAATCAAGCATTAAAAAATATTAGAAATAGATATAATCTTACTTCTTCTATTATATACGGTCCTGCACAAATGAGAGAAAGATCTTTTTCAGATGACACTCCTTCTCCTGCTCCTAGACAAGATGAAAATCTTAGAGCAGGTGTTGCTCCTATAGATAGCTACCAAAACTATTACAAACCTAGTATCTCTAATCTTCCAGAAGAAGAAGGTGTATTTAGTAGATTAAAAAATATATATGAACTGACTACTAAAGAAATAGATCCTAACAATAAAAGTCCTTTTGAAAGAAATCCTGTGATAGATACTTTTTATGATGAAGAAGTGATAGAGCCTAAAATGATTGAGCCACAACCTCGTATTGTAGATCACTATTTAAAAGAACATCAAGACGCTTACATAGCCGAAGAAACTAAAAAGTTAAAAGATTTTTTACTTCCATTACCAGACGGAACTTACAGAAACTATCCGTCTATGAGTGATGCTATAGAAGAACCAGAAGTTATAGAAGTGCCAAAAGCACCAGAAGTACCAACAGTAGAACCTCAAGGATTTGGTAGGTTTGAATTGCGTAAACATAGTAGAACAAGTGACTACAGAAAGGATTAATAAATGAACAAAGAAAAACTAATTGAAGAACTTAAACGTGACGAAGGTGTAGAACTACGACCTTACAAATGCTCGGCAGGATTTTTAACTCTGGGTGTAGGTAGAAATATAGAAGAGCGTGGTATTACTATGGATGAGTCTGATTATCTTCTTGCCAACGATATAACAATTTGTGAAGAAGAAGCTGCTAGAGTTTTTAAATGGTTTGCAGATCTAACAGACGTTAGACAAAGAGCTATTATTAACATGATATTTAATCTAGGTTTAACAAAATTATTAAACTTTAAAAACTTCCTAGCTGCTATGGCAGCAGAAGATTATGAAACTGCAGGTAAGGAAATGCTCGATAGTCGTTGGGCTAGACAGGTTGGTAACAGAGCAGACAGATTGGAGCAGATGATTGTTAACGGATGATATATTAATTATGTATCTTGAAGATGATCTTGACAGAGCTTATCGGATAGATTGTAAAATGCGTTCAAAAGTAGACATACCTTGGATTAAACGTGAAGAGTTTAGAAAAGTCTATGAAGAATTACTAGGTGCGCATTTAAAGGGTGTGCCTGACATGCCATTAGAATTAGCTATGCAATCAGTAGAAGAAATTTTATCGAATGAAAGCATACGCTTTAACAAAGAGGAACTAAAAGAGAAAACAAATGAAACTAAACTTACTTAAAAATGTGAAAAATATTATAGGTGCTGTAGCTCCTACAATCGGAACAGCTCTAGGTGGACCAATGGGTTCGATGGCTGCAAACATGGTAGCTGATGCTCTTGGATGTGAGCCAACACCTAAGAAAATAGAAGCAGCAGTACAAGCTGCAACACCTGAACAGTTAGCAGAACTTAAAAAGATTGACAAAGACTTTGAAGTTAGGATGAAGGAATTAGATGTTGATCTATACGCACTAGAAACTGCAGACATACAAGATGCAAGAGGAAAGTTCTCTAAGGACTGGACTTCTCGTATCATGGGTATAGCTGTTGTTGGTGGCTTTATGGGTTATATATTCCTAGTCACGCTCCAACCTCCCGAGCAAAACTCAGAAGCGTTAATTAACTTAGTTCTCGGCTACCTTGGAGGACTTGCAAGTGCCGTAATTAGCTTCTACTTTGGAGCAAGCAACACAAAAGGAAAAGACGATGACTAATATAAATCACACACCTCAGTACAAAGCTTTGAAAGCTGTATATAAAGGTGAAATAGCTAAAGCAGAAGCAAACCTATCTGTATACTTTAAGAATAGTGTAGGTGTAGGAGAACACGCAGACATTGTAGAAGTTATGGATGAACAACTAGATAAACTTGCACAGGCTAAAGATAAACTAGCAGCATTAGAGGATTTAATTATATGAGAAAAGGTGGATTTAGAAACCAAGCTAGAAGACAACAAGTAAGGAATAAAGAAAAATTTAATTTTAGAAAACAACAAATCAAACTTAAAGATCAAATGGATTATTATCATGGCAGTAAAAAAGAAAAAGAAATCAACAGTAAATAAAGCAGGTAATTACACGAAACCTACTATGCGTAAAAATCTTTTTAATAGAATTAAAGCAGGTAGTAAAGGTGGGAGATCAGGTCAATGGAGTGCTAGAAAGGCACAGATGTTAGCTAAACAATACAAAGCAAAAGGTGGAGGATACAAATAATGCCAATGGGAAAAGGAACTTATGGTTCAAAGGTCGGCAGACCTAAAAAGAAAAAGATGATGGGTGGTGGCATGGCTAAGAAAAAGCGCATGACATATAAAAAAGGTGGAGGTGTTAAACACTATAAGAAAGATGGTACTGAGTATAAAGGTTCTAGTCACAAGATGCCTAATGGAGAACTACATACAAATAAAACACACACCAAAACAAGCGTTAAACTTTTTCACTTTAAAGATCTTTCTAAGAAAGCTAAAGTAAAGGCTAAAAAGTAATGGCACTCAAAAAGTCTCAGAGGTCTTTAAAGAAGTGGACAAAGCAGAAATGGAGAACTCCAAGTGGTAAGAAGTCTTCTGAAACTGGTGAAGTCTATGCTCCGTCTGCAAAAATTAAAAGGCTTAAGTCTACTCCTGCAGGTAGAAGAAAACTTGCAGCAGCTAACAAAAAGAAACGTGCTGCTACTGCTAAAGGTAAGCAACATGCTAAACATGGATTACATAAAAAGAAAAGGAAGAAGAAATAATGGCTAAGAAGAAAGACTCAAGGCTTGCAAGAGCAGGTGTTTCTGGTTTCAATAAACCTAAACGTACTCCAAGCCATCCTAAAAAATCTCACATTGTTGTAGCTAAAGAAGGTGATAAAATAAAGACTATTCGTTTCGGACAGAAAGGAGCTAAGACTGCAGGTAAACCTAAAGCAGGTGAGTCTAGACGCATGAAGATGAAACGTAAATCTTTCAAGGCTAGACATGGTAAAAATATTAGAAAAGGTAAAATGTCTGCAGCTTATTGGGCTGACAAAGTTAAATGGTAACGTAAATGGTAGAAGCAATAGACTTCATAAACCAAGTAGGATTCCCGATTGCTAGTGCGCTAGGATTGGGTTTCTTCATTTGGAAGCTTATAAATAAAATCATTGATGGCATGGAAAAGAAGATAGATGTTGTTGATGAAAAGGTAGATGCTAGTTTAAATGCTATGGAAGAACGGCTTAGTACTAAACTAGATTCTCAATATGGCATCATAGTAGCTTTAATTGATAGAGTAAGATCTCTTGATAATCAAACAATACGACAAGATGTACTTCTTAAAACTTTGTTAGGTATTCCTAACTTAATTGAAATAGATAAAGTGAGTAAAGCAGACCGTGAAGATCAAAGAAAAGATTGAAAATATATCAATAAACAAACTTATTAATTTATTATTTGTGTGTAATTTTATTTTTTTGTTTATGGTAATTTTTTTTAGTGACGCATTAAAAGCTGACGAAATACTTTACAAGTTTAAAAGTCCTAGCTTCTCTGGAATAAATACATCAAGTCATTATCTTACTATAGAAAACCAAGAAGCTACAAGAGTTAGAGATATTAAAGAAGAGATAGAAGCTTATAAAGATGAACTAGCCAGAGAAGCAGACAACACTACACTTGCAAGGTTTATAAGAAACTTAGAAAGCAGAATCTACGCACAGTTGTCACGACAAATGGTAGAGCAACTGTTCGGAGAAACACCACAAACATCAGGTACACTTGAGCTAGAGGGCAACACTATTGAATACAAAGTTGAAAATGAACTTATCACACTTACTATCACAGATGAAGAAGGTAGCGTTACCAGTATTTCTGTGCCTATCGGCAGCTTTACTTTCTAGTTGTGCGCCAAGATATAGTTCTTTATTACAGGAAGGTGGTCTTCCTTATATTGTTATTGAGAAAGCTTCTGTATTAGATTTACAATCAGAAGAACTAAAGAACATACCTGCTGCAAAAAGAAAACCAGTAATAGCTATTTATCCTAATAGCTTCAAAGATCAAACAGGACAAAGAAAAAGCAACGGACAGTTTGCTTTGTTTAGTACTGCAATAACACAAGCACCAGAAGCTTTTCTTATTAGAGCTTTGAAACATGCAGCAGATGGTGAGTTCTTTCAAGTGGTAGAACGTGTGGGTTTAGACTCATTAACCAAAGAAAGGCAACTTATACGCAGTACAAGGGAATCTTTTGAAGAGGAGAGTGCTGTGAAACCTCTTTTACTAGCAGGACTCATGGTACAAGGAGCTGTCCTATCCATAGATAGGAACATAAGAAGCGGTGGAATGGGTGCTAGGTACTTAGGCATAGGATCTAGTAAAGAATACAGAGAAGACTTAATAACTATATCACTTAGATTAGTTTCAGTATCTACAGGAGAAGTTCTTATAGAAGTATTAGTCAACAAAAGTGTTATATCAGTAGGACTATCACAAGATCTATTTCGTTTTATCTCAAGTGGAACAGAACTTGTTGAAATCGAGGGAGGAGCATCAGAGAATGAGTCAAGTTCTTTAGCTCTTCAACAAGCAATAGAAGAAGGAGTACTGTCTATAATTAAGACAGGTATAATTAGGAGGTATTGGGAATATGAAAAAGTTAATTAGTATGCTAGATTGTACTTTATTTAGTGTAGCTGTAATAGCAGGTAGCGTTTATTTATTTAATGAAGTTAGAGCTGATGATAATGAAATATATGTAGATCAAGTAGGTGCTACAGCAAATATAGATCTTGAGCAGCTTGGAAGTGGTAACATAATCGGAGGTTTACTATCGACACACGGATCTATGACTCCGTTTGATCTTGATGGTGCAACCATGACGCTAGATGTAAATCAAATAGGTAACAACAACAAGATGCTTGGTGATATAAATAGTGATACATTTACTGGTGTCTTTGATTTTGATGGTGATACTAATAGTTTCACTATTCAAGTCGATCCTACAAATACTTATTCGGCAGACAACTCAAATGTAAACGTAGATGTTGACGGAAGTACAAATACATTTACTCTTGATCTAGCTACAAACAGTTTAGCAAGTGGCGCAGATATTGACACTATAGTACAAGGAGATTCAAATACTGTGAACATTGATTTAGATGTAGACTCTGCTACAAACTACATAGATCTTGATGGTGACAGTAACACAGTTAATTATGATGGAGATGGGTATGCGTCTGGGTATTTCAAGTTGGAACACGATGGTAACTCAAGGTCGTTTGCTATTGATCAACAGTCTACTTTGGATAATGACTGGTTGCGCATTGTGTCTGACGGAAACAACGGAACAGTATGCGTTAATCAGGACGATCAAGGCACAGCAGTTGGATGTTGATATAGGAAGTATTACAGAACTAAACGGAAACACCAGAGTAGTAAGAGACAAACCATACGAAAGTTCTATAGACTTTTCTCTTAATGCTATGGACAAACTAGAAACTGCTCAAGGCAGAATGGGTGTTACGTTTAGAGATGAAACTACAATACGTCTAACAGAACACAGCAATGTTATTATTGATGAGTTTGTGTTCGATCCTAATCCAAGTAAGTCTAGCATGGCTCTTAACTTTGTTAAGGGTACTGGTAGATTTATATCCAGTAAAAAGAAACGTATACCTAACGACAACATTACTGTAAGGACACACGCTGCTACCATTGGAATAAGAGGTACAGACTTTACAATAACTGTAAAAGAAACTGGTGAAGCTTTGGTAATACTTTTACCTGATGAGTTTGGTAATGCTAGTGGAGAGATAACTGTAAACACAGCGTTAGGACAAGTAATACTTAACAAACCTTATGAAGCTACTACAGTCTATAACTTTGAAACTGCACCAACTCCTTCGGTTATATTAGATCTAAGCATAGACATGATAGACAACATGCTTATTGTTAATCCACCAGAAAGAGAAGAGATAGAATCAGATGAAGGTAACGCAGTAGCAGATAACATACTCGATGTAGACTTGTTAGAGTTTAACGATCTAGATGAAGACCAACTACAGGAAAACGAATTAGAATATACAGAGCTAGATATAGACTATCTGGCAGGTAATTTTCTTGAAGATCTGCTAGATATAATTCAAGATGTTGATGAACTTAGTAAAGCTGAGAAGTCTTTATCGGCTGATGGAGTTAAAGGAACAGCAGTCGGTTATGATAGTGACACACAGATAAGCACCTTTATAACTGATACTCACCTAAAGTTCTTGCGTCAGATAGAAGATACATTAGAAATGAAAGTAGATAAAGCAGGCTCGTACAATATTCGTATTGAGCAAGAAGGTAAAGTAAATCAGATCACTACCAACGGAGGTAGTAGTTCTAATATTACAATAAAACAAGGTAGTTAACCTTTTCTTGCGTTTAAGTCTGCTTCTATTTTATTATGTACAGCATCAAGCTCTCTTGTACCGCTTCTTATTACAGACTGTAGTAAATTAAAATCTTCTTTAGTTAATTTTTTTTGTAGTTCTGCAATGTCTGTAGTAGTTCTTTCTGTTATTAGCTGTCCTTTTCTATTAAATAAGATTGTATATCCTAATAATTTAGCTTCCGTTCTTTTAGTTTTCATATTAAATTATCTCACAAGTTCCTGCGCTACACGCAAGTTCTTTTGTATTCTCCGTATTATCTTCTTTTTCATATTCGGTAATCTTAGACCAATCTACCTTGTCGGTTGTCTTCTTTAACCATTTCCTGTACTCATTGTAAGTTATCTCTTGATAAGGAGCTTGCTTATATGAGTGATCTGAGTATGGTAAGAAGGATATACCTGATATATCATCAAAGTTTTTATGTACCCAAGCACCTACTTCTAACCACTCGTTTTCTTTTACTGATATTGTAACAGAAGGTTTATGCTCACACCATTGATCTTGATACTCTTTCCATATCTTCAAGTGTTCTATTGCTGATAAATCATTCCTAGTCAATGCACCTACAGGACTTTTCATTGGAAAGTAAAAGACTAAAGTATGCTCTGGCTTAGTAAGATCATCTTCATTGTATACTCCTGCATCAACCATTAGTTTAGCTAGAGGATCTTTCTTGTCTGCCCTTACTGTTCTAAGATAATATCTACTATGTCTAGTGTGAATACCAGAAGCACTATCCACTAACTGACTTACAGTTCCACTAGGTTTAACGCAAGTTATAGCTGCTGACTGTGGTATACCTAGTTTCTTAGCCCATACTTTATTTACATCAATAGATATTTGTTTTAATTTATCTAAATCTATTTTGCCATTTAGCATATCTTTATTATCCATAATACCTGTTAAAGACACACCAAGTAAAGACTCTTCTTGTGTGTTTTGTTTCCACTTACTTGTCAAGTATCTAAAGTTTGTAAGCGTAGCTTGGAATGTACCAAGAATTGTAGCAGCTTTTACTTTAGCTATTAAAGTATCTTCATTATCGTCAGGTCTAACAACAACCTCAGTTAGATTACAGAACTGTTTGTTGCGTAATATGATTTCACTACAAGGATTACATCCAAAGTCTTTATACTCCTCTCGTCTACCATTCTTAGCAGCTTGTTTCTCGGCAGCTTGTCTATTAAAGATACCACGCTCACCACTTTTAGATTCATATAGTGACAACCATTCACGCATAAACGCACCTGTTTCTGCAGCATCTTTATAGGCTACAGAGTTATTAGACAAAGCTCTTTGCTGATTGTCTTCCCACCAAGCACCTGACTTAGCATTGCGCATACGATTGTCTGAGAGGTTGCTGAGAGAGATTAAAGCACTCCTCCTTACTCCTCCTACTACTACAACTTCTGCGACCTTACACATCAAATCATGACAGTCTATGGACACAAGTTTACGCTGTCCTTTTGACATGGCATCACGGAATATGTTAATAGTAAACTCAAATAACTCTTCAAGAGGAGCAGGACCACTAGCACGACCACCAAATGTTTTAAGTCTAGCACCATAAGGTCTGATGTTAGACACATCCCAAGTGGGAATTTGCCCTGCATAAAGTAAAGATAATAATTCTTTGTAGGATTTTGCCCATCCTATTTTAGAATCAGCTACTTTAATAACTGTATCAGTTGGAAACAAATCTTCTGGAAGATCTGGTAGCTCGTTTATATACTGACGCTCTACGCTAAAGCCAACACCTGTACCACACATGAGTATGTAAAGTGTTTCATCAAATGCTCTAGGACTATCAACAGCTACATAGCTACAGTTAAATCCTGCTACATTATCTTTTTGTAAAGCTAGTCCTGCTGACATCAATGCTCTCATGCTTGGCATAATGTTTAAATACAATACAGCTTTCTCTAAGTACTTTCTAGTTTCATCAAACTGTGACTTACTTAGGTTGTGGTTTTCTTTAAGATGTGTTTCAAAGAAATCAAAGTATCGAGATACTGTTTCTGTCCACGTTTCTCTTCTTTGTTTATCTTCGTTCCATCTAGCGTACCTGCTTAGATGTATAAACTGTTGATAGTTTGTAGGTAATTCTGTACTCATATCATAAAATCCTTTGTAATCTGTAAAGTTAATATTAGAAAGATAGAAGAAGAAAGAATTAAAAATATCACAGGCATTAACGCATCTTTTAATTCTACTTCTACTTCTAAAACTCCGTCATGTCCGTGAGCTATTATGTTTAGTACTACATAAAGTAAACATATTAAGCTTTGTGTTAGAGCTAATCCTGATAATAATAAAGCTCCTCTAATATCTGCAGTCCATATAAAGTATATACCTACTACCATTCCAAAGAAAGGTATCATATATAGTAATCTACCTAGCATTTGTTTTCTCCTCTACCCATAAGTGTATAGCTATTATAGCGTAGTGTATAATCTTTAATAAGTCTCCTTGATTTTTATAATTTCCAGTAACAGGATCAGGTTTCTTACCATAACGCATAGCATACTTTATAATATTGCCCATGCAAAAGCCCTCTCCATGTCCTGCATCAATAATCATATCTGTTGCTTGATATTTTCCACTAGCATAATGTTTCTCATATGTTTTATCTACATATCTTTTTATTTGTTCTATTGTATTTTCTTCGTTGAATTTATAATCAACCATTATTTAAACTCCTTTGGTAAAGTTTCTTCTGTGTACCATTTAAAATTATTTGACTCTGCCCATTCAGCATGTGTCCTTTTAGTTCCGTCTTTTCTTTTCTTAGCCTGTGGCATTGGAGCATAAGGTTTCTGGAAAAGAAATACAAGCTCCATTGTATCAGGTAATGACTCTCTAATCCAGATATATTTACTATATTCTGCATGATCCCAGAACCTACCTTTAGCTTCTATAATTATTTTATCTTTAACAAAGTCTGGTTCGTACTTTCTTTTTATAATATATTCTATGTAATCAGAATGATGATCCCATTCTTTTAGAATACCTGTGTGTAGTTGATGTTCCCACTTACTATCGTATCCTTTAGGAACTCCTTTCTCTCTTGGTCGTATCTTTCTAGGTTTTCTCATACAGTAACTTCTTCTGCTCTTGGTTCTCTAACTACTTTTGTTAAGTATGTTAGACCTCTAGAATATTTAAAAGTTCTAAGACCTTGTCCATCGTTAGAATTTTTATGACACTCAAACTTAAATGGACAATAGAAGCAATCTCTTGGTAAAGCCATGTTACCTGAACTGCCGTTAGGAATTGGATCGTGACATCTGGGAGGTGGCTTTTTCTTTTTAAGAGTTTTCTTTAAATGTTTTATTCTTTCTTTGCCATCAACCTTATCAAATTCATCAGGTCTATAAAGACATAGCTCACCTGTGACTTTATCTATAACTAAGAAGCCACCATTGTTGGTCTTCTCTGCTGCTTCATATCCTGCAATCTGTCCTAAGTAACCGAAAGGATCGTTGCTTGCTAAAGTTCCTTCTTTAAATTTCTTAAAAGAGAATGGAGAAGCTGACTTAACATCTATAACTTCTCCGTTTATCTTACAATCCATGTGTCCTTTAACACCTTCTACTACTACTTCTTTTTGTTGGTCTGTAACTTCATAACCTGCTAGTTTAACTAACATGAGGACTAACTCCTCAAGTAAATGACCATATAAAAATTTTATAAAGGTATTAGGAGAATGTCCGTGTACAGAATCTAACTTGTGGTTTGCTTCATACCAAAGTTTTCTATCTGGTATTCCTATATTAGACATTCTAAGAGAAGAAGCTTTAGGATCTTTTTTGTGAGGTTTAGACCACTCAAGTAAAGCTGTACTCATAGCTTTACCAAATTCATCAGCTTGCTTTTTAGTTATTCCTAAACTCTTTTCATTGTTTAGATTATCTAATTTATTATATATGTTATTTACTAAGTTGTCTAGTGTTTTTTTATTCTTCTTCATCTTTATGCTCCGCAAACCTTAACTTCCTAGTATCAGGGTTGAACAGTAAGAACTGAACACCTAACTCTATTTGTTTTTTAGTTCTTCCAGTTTTGAATTGTATCCTATTTCCTGTGTTTGCTCTATGGTCTGGCTGTGCTGTCTTAACATCAATCAAAGTAATCTCACCTTTCTTATCCATAGCAATCATATCTATAGGACCTGTACAACCTGAGTTTTGAAATACCTCATACCCATTATCCCATAGCCAAGTGACAGCATAGTATTCTGCAAAGTCTCCTTTTCTATTCGTATTCATTCTAATGCGTTTCACTCCAATTTCTCCCATACTTGTATTCACCATCCAAAGGACAACGAAGATTAAAAAAGTTTCCTGCTTCTACAATAGCTTCTACACCTAAACGACCTACTTGATCTGCAATATCTTGAGGAACTTCCATCTGCCATTCATCATGTATGTTAGCTACGAACTTGTACTCAAGATTTTTTTCTTGTAAGTATTCGTCAAGTAAAACAAGAGCTTTCTTCATAACTATAGCTCCTGCACTTTGTAATAAAGTATTTAAAGAAGCGTGTTCGTTTCTTATCCAAAGAACTCTTTTATCTAATCCTTTTAGATATCCTCTAACTTTAGCTGTTGACTTAACTTTGTCATTTAATTTTTTAAATGCAGGTTTGTTTTCAAAGAATAACTCTCTTGCTTTTTTACCTGCTTTAGCACTAGCGTTCATTACATTGCCAAGCCTAGCATCACCTGCTCCATACATCAAAGCGTAGATAAAAGTCTTAGCAATATCTCTAGTCTTTAGACCTGCTAAGTTTTGATTAGCAGTATGTACATCACCATTTAATATTTCATTAGTAAACTCCTCATCATTCATGTAGTGTGCTAACATTCTTAACTCTAATCCAGAAGCATCTATACCTAGTAAAACATTACCTTCATCTACTGTCCAACAAGCACGACATTCCTTACCATAAGGTTGTCTTACGCTCGGAATTTGCGCTGTGTTTGGACTTCGGTGAGTCATACGACCTGTGATAGCTCCATTAGATATTACAGCACCATGTATTCTGTTGCCTTCAACAGCGTCTATCCAAGAAGATATTTGAGCTATGCGTTTTTGAAGTAACAAAAACTCTGCTATCAACTGTGCTTCTGGTATATGCTTTATCTTTTTTAGAGTTCCTTCATCTACAATAGGTTGACCAGTAGGTGTAAAGCGTTTAGGTTTCCAACCAAAATCTGTTAAGTATTCTCCAATTTGTTTACGACTGCCGAGATTAAAGTCAACTAACTTCTTACGCATGAAAGGCTCGGTGTTACCAAACCACAAACAGTTATCGTATTCTTCATCAGTCAACCCACGTTTAGATAACTCACCATCTTTTTTTACATAAGGTTTTACTAACTTATCATCTACCCACTTAGGTTTGAATGTAACTCTAACTTCTTCTTTAACTTTATCCATTCTGTGTTGTAAATCTGCAAGTAAAGTCATAGCAGCTTTATCGTCAAAAGCAAAACCATTGTCACGTTGCTTTTGAATAATCTCTGCAACTTTGTGTTCTAACTCTATGGATTCCTTACCAAAAATCTCAGTATCTTTTTGTAATCTTTCATAAACTAACTCATTTAATAATACATCTTGACTACAATATTTTAACATTTCAGGTGTGTATTCTTCAAAAGAATCAGGTGATTCTAATTTATGATATCCTGTTTTAAATCCCCAATTTTTCAAACTGTGACCATTTTCTTGAGCAGGATTAGCAAGTCTAGATACAACTAAAGTATCGTAAACTTTGTTAGTCAGTTCAATTCCAGTTAGTTTTTTAATTACAGGAATATCATAGCCTGTTATGTTATGTCCTACAAGAGTGTCTGCACTTTGTAAATACTCTATGCCCTCTTTTATTTTATTAGGAGGAAACTTTTTTATTTCTCCTGTAGTAGATTTAGCAACTATGCACCATAGCTTAGTCGGCTTCAATCCGTCTGTTTCAATATCAAATACTATTTCAGAACTCATATTCTGTAACCTCGTTGTCGAATGTTTCTTGTTCGGTATCTTCAAAAAGTCTACCAGTTTCAGAATCATAAACTAACTTACAAGCTAGTCCAGTATCTCCTGTGTATCTAGACTTCAATACTCTAACCTTAGTTGTGTTGGCTTCTTTTTTATTAGCAGCCTGTTGATTTCTTTCTAATGCTATCACACAATCAGACAACTGCGCAATACCTTGTGAGCCTTTTAAGTGAGATAAAGAAACTTCTACACCTTTCTCATGTCCTTTATCTCCTGTTGCTCTTCTCAAGTGTGAAACAAGAATCATACCTACTCCTGTTTCTTCTACCAAAGATCGTAAACGATTCATCAAACTATCAATACCTCGTCTTTCATCTCCTTCTGTCATTACATTTACTAGCATGTGTAAGTGATCTACTACAACCCATTGACACTCACAACCAACTATGATGTATCGTAGCTTAGAAAAGATCTCATCTATGTCTGTTGCACCTAAATGAGCATGGACAAAGACTCTACCTTTCTGAATAACTTTATCAAATAAATTAGATAGATCTTCATCTGAATACTTATTACGCTTTTCGTTAAGATATATCCTATCATTAGCTTCAATAGATAAGAGTCCGTCAGCAGTTCTAGTCCAGTTTTCTTCAAGAGCAACGATACCTACATTGTCTTCGGTATTCTTAATAAGCCAATGCTCTAACTCTCTAGTCACACTAGACTTACCAAGACCTGTACCACCTGTAAGTGTTACAAGCTCTCCTTTGCGCATACCAAAGAGTTTCTTGTTAAGACCTTCCCACGGATAAGCAACACTCTCTTTTACTTCTCTGTTCAACCAATCATCTTTCTTACTTGACAGCTCTAATATACCAGAAGGAGTATAGGTCTTAGCTTCCCAAAAAGATTTGTTAAACTCTTTGAATGCTTTAGCTTTGAGCATATCGTTAGCATCTTTATACTGTGTTGGTAAAGACATTATCTTAGTTTTGTTTGGTCTGAGTATCTTAGCTACCTTCTTAGCTGCTTCTCTACCTTGCTTGTCAGAGTCAAAGCAAAGAACAACATTGTCATAAGACTCGACAAACTCTATGCTTTCTCGTATATCTCTAACGGCAGCACTAGCACCACGCTTCAATGAAACTACAGACCAGTTACCTTTAAACATTTCGTAAACTGCCATAGCATCACACTCTCCTTCTGTAATCGTGAGGTACTTACCTCCGTGTTTGAATAGCTGTTCTCCGAATAGTCCTGTATTTTCTAGCGTTCCGTTACAATAGAAGTTTTTCTTCTCTACATTCCTGCCTTTAGTTCCTACAATATCTGTTCCTTTGTAATAAGGATAAATGTGTTTGGTTACCTTGCCTGCAAACACTTCACTTTTTACACCATACTTAACAGCAGTATCTCTTGATATACCTCGATCAGTTAGAGCGTTGAAACTTAACTGTGGACTTTCTATCTTAGGTTGTGATGATACTATTGTGGGTGTAACTACATGGGTATTTGTTCCGTCATACTTAGGAATAAACTTGTTACAACTGAAACATTTTGCTGATCCATTTTCATTTACAGAAACTGCATCACTACTCCCACATAAAGGGCATGGTTGTTTATGTTTTATAAATTTTGTTTCCATTCTATCTCCTTAGAAAAATTGAGAGGTGGATAAGTCACCAACTTATCTCTTATACTGTTGTCGTGTTACCTCTCGTGTTAAGTTTTAATTGTTTGACTTTAATACTTCATCTTCTTCCTTTTTACTTTTTTCTGAAGAACTGTTTACAATTTCAACAATTCTATTTGAAAAGAAATTAATACCTGCTTGTATTTCTTCTAAGTCAAGCATAGTAGTTGCTTTCTTTTGAGTCAAGCGTTGCACTCTTCCGAAGATGCCTTGTGCTTCTTCTGGTAAATCATCTACCGAAATTTGCACATCATCAATAACAATGTGAGGTTTATTTTCTTCTGTCATAATTAAAACTCCTCTCCTCCTTCACCTTCATCAAAGAACTCTGCTCCATCTGCGTTCTTGTAAGGAATTAAATCTACAACTTGAACAGCTTGTAAATCTAATCCAGTATAAGGTCCGTAAGCACCTGTTCCACTATATTCGTTGTACTGCACACGAATCTTAGAGCCGTTGCCTACTGCTGCATCTAAAGGTTGTTTGTTAATATCTAATAATCTAGGAGCAGCTCTGACCATTCCTTTTGGTCCATTAACTTTTCTTTTAATTATTAACGCAGGTCCTTCTTCCATCTGCTTAACTTTGTGTCCTCTAGAAGCAAAGTCGTTTGCAGTTTCTTCGTCAACAACTAAATTAACACTAAAAACTGGTTCAAACTTTGTGTTTGGTGTAGTAATGGAACACCAATATCCTTGTCCTTCTAAAATTGCCATGTCGTTCAATCCTCCTGTGGCTGTGTGTTAAAATAAAGTGAGAGTTTTGAGAGCCACTTACTCTCGAAGTGTGCTTTATGTGATGCAAATTAAGCGGAGATAGACTACAAAAACAAGGGAATATGCTTAACTGCTCTCTCTTTTGGTCATTATATCATACATTAAAATATAATGTCAAACTTTTTTACCATCCTAAATCTAATTTCTTTTTAAGTTCAGGAATACCTAACATATCTTTGTAACAAGTTATGTTGGGATATTTTTTTAAATACTTTACAATCCATCTATCAGTCATAGCTGATAAGTGCATAGTTCCTTTGACCATGAAGTGTGTTTGTTTAGAAAGCATAGTATCTATATTAGATAGATTTACTTTCTCTGCTTCTTCTTCGTTCAATAAACTACGCACCCACTCAACCTGAATAGGTTTGATAAGTCTTCTAATTTTTTTCATCTGCTTTGCGTTCATACATTATTCATCCATGTTATGACAGGCATTACATACCATTGCCCTGTTTTAAGCATATAGAATAACATAGAACACAAACAGATTGCAACTATTATTTTATTTATTTTCATCGAAATATTTCTTATCTATAAACATTCGATTATATTTATAATATTCCTCACATGAAGCATACAAAGGCATACCATGCTCTGATCTTTCATGACAGTTTTCTATGTATAAGTTACTGACAAACATATCAAATTCTTCTTTAGATTTTCTAATATCTTCTTGCATCTTTTTATAGTCTTTGATTATTTCTTTTGATAAAGCACTCATATTATTTCCCCACCCAAAAAGATATATCAGCAGTATCATCAAAAACTATAGACTTCTTTTTGTACTCACTTTTATCCCAATCTATTTCACGGATACCATTCTCATCCTTAACTTCTTTTCCGTTCTTGTGTTTCTTATACACATACTCTCGTTCATGGTATACAATATCAGGATAATCATGCGGACTTATATCTTCCAAGTCTATATCTATACCTAGTTTCTTTTTAACAAGAAGCTGTATTGCTTCCTGTACCTCGTAGTAATCAAATGTTAATTGCATTATAAACACTCCTTTACAATGTTCTCAATGATAGCGTCAATGTTATCTACTGCATCTTTAGGTAGTAAAGATATAGCAATCTTGTTAGCTATCTTTTCTTTTAGTTTCCATTCATTTACACCTGTCTGAGTAGACAATACTCCGTTCCATCTGTCATACTTTAATTCAAAGTC